TATAACTACTATGTAGCAAAACAAATAGAAAACAAGATGGCTAAAGCAGAAAGTAATAGCATTGACGGGAAAAATGTATTTGTTATAAAACCGCCGAAGTCATCACGAAGGGCGGTGAATGGATATAATGGGCAAAAAAAGAAATCGTGGGAATGGCAATAAGTCAAAAAGCAGACCAAAGCAAGAAAATGATGAAGTAAGGTCATTAGGACTGTCGCCGAAGTTTGAGGACTTAAAGAAACTGATTATAAGAGACTTAAACAACTACACTTCATCCCCCACATTCTACTTATATACGAAAGATGATATAAACACTTATCTATCCAACCCATACAGATATGAAAAACAATTAAGAGATGCCATAACATATATTTATGGCGCCAGTTCACATTTCAGAAGACTTATCCAATATTTCGTAAGTCTTACAGATTTATCATATATTATCGAGCCGTATAAGATTGATCCAAGCAAGGTGAACACAAAGACCCTCGGAAACAACTATAGAAAAGTACTAAACATTATTTCATCGATGAATATAAAATCCCAAATCCCAAAGATACTCTCTGTGTGCTTAAAAGAGGACACTTTCTATGGAACACTGTGGGTCACAAACGACAATATAACCATACAGCAACTTCCGAGTGATTACTGTTCAATATCATCAGTTGAAAATAATGTCCCAAATGTAACATTCAATTTTTCATACTTCGACACGCACAGTAATCTTCTTGAATATTATCCCGAAGAGTTCCATACAAAGTATGAGTTATATCGTCAAGCAGGTAATTCAAGATGGATAGAATTGGACTCCCCTACTTCATTTGCGGTGAAATGCAATTCTGATATTTTAGAGTACTCTCTGCCTCCGTTCGCTGGAGTATTAAGAGAGGTTTATGACATCGAGGACTATAAACAACTCAAGTTATCTAAGACGGCATTAGAAAACTATGCAATGTTGGTAATGAAATTGCCAATGACAGAAGATGGACGTTGGGGAATAGACTTAGACAAGGCTTTGGATTTTTGGAGAAACCTTGATGATGTACTTCCAGAGGAAGTCGGGTCAGTACTTTCACCTATGGGTATAGAGAAAATCAGTTTTGAAAGATCCAATGTGGGAGATACAAACGATATCGCCGATGCAGAAGAAAACTTATTCACCGCCGCCGGTGTATCATCACTTTTATTTAACAATCCAAAAGCATCATCTAATGCTCTATTGTTATCCATAAAAGCCGACCAAGCTATTACATACGGGATCGTTAAGAATATAGGCGATGTTATTAACCGCTTTATACAATCTCAAAGTTACGGTAAATACTTCAGGATTAACTTCTTGGATATTTCTCCGTACAACCGTAAAGAAATGGGAGAGATGTATTTAAAGGCAGCATCATACGGTCTACCGACAATATCAATGTACGCCGCCTCTCAAGGATTGGGACAAGCTGAACTGGATAATATGAATCTGTTGGAAACTCAGGTTCTTAAACTTCCCGAATTATTTAAGCCGTTAGTCAATTCAGCACAATTAAGCACAAAAGATTCCGCGACTGATGAGGGCGGCGCTCCACAGAAGGATGCGGACGAATTAACAGATTCCGGCGAGCAGTCGCGTGAAGACGGGGACGATTGGGGGTAATTAAATGAAGTTTATATGTGTGTTCAGTGAAGAAAGCAAAAACGAACTTTTAGAAGCAGGATTTATATTGTTAAGAGAGGATGAATACAACTCGATATATATCTTTCACGATGATCCATCAAAATCTTATGCACTTGCAGATATCAGCTTTATTAGATCAGATAGTTTATCATTTTAGTTTAGCAATTCCGTGACACTTGGCACGGTCTTTTTTATACCCAAAAATAAACAATCAAGTCTTCGCTTATGGTAGCGAGGACACGACTGGAGGTAAAGATGGAAGATGTATTAAAACTAACATTTTCGTCATCTTTAACAGACATTTGTGAACTCAATTCTTCTTTCGATAAGGGAATTTTAAAAATCGCTTATTGCGGAGATAACAGAAACAAAACATCAATATCCGAAGAAGTATTTGAAAAGTGTAAAAACACAGCGTACAACTGCCCGATAGTATGTAACTATGACAGAGCCACTGATGAAATAGGCGGGCATGATATTGAACTGGTTTCAGATTCTGACGGCGAGCTGCACATTATAAATGTGACTACACCCGTTGGGTGTGTTCCCGAATCTGCAAACATATGGTTTGACGATGTAGAAGAAGAGGACGGACAAGTTCACAGGTATCTTTTCGCCGACGCCCTACTTTGGAAGCGTCAGGAAGCATACGAAAAGATCAAACGAGAAGGTATTTCTGCACAATCCATGGAAATTACGGTTAAAGATGCTGAAATGGTAAACGGCATATTACATATTAAAGATTTTGAGTTTACTGCCTTTACTATTATCGGTGGTGAGGCTTGCTTTGAAAGTGCGGCAAGAGAAGTATTTTCAAAGAAGAATTTTAATTATCAAATGTCTGAGATGATGCAGGAAATAAAGGAAAGTTTCAAAACAATCAGCAACTCTTTTAAAAGAGATGATGATATACACCCACACAATGACTTAACGGAAGGAGGAAACGATGCATTGAGCACAAAACTTGAATTAGCAAAGAAAAACGGCATTGATTTAAATAGTTTGGATTTCTCAATCGACGACCTCAGCATTGAGGAACTTGAAGCAAAGTTTGTGGAAATAAAAAAGTCCCAAGATAAAAGTTTTATGTTAAATAGCAATTTCAGTGAGGAAGTTAACAACAGGCTCAAAGAAGTAACAGTCCAAAAATATTGGGGCGAAGAGCGAAGGTATTTCCTTGCCGACTATGACCTTGAAGCTAAAGAGATTTATTGCTGGGATATAGAAGGCTGGCTCCTCTATGGTTTTACATTCACAATGGATGGCGATAAGGTCGTTATCGATTTTGACTCAAAGAAACGAAAGAAATACACCGTTGTTGATTTTGTAGATGGAGAAGATCAAACCCAAGTTTCACCGTTTGTAGATGTTTACTCACGTATGGAAGCAAAGATAAAAGAAAGTTCCGAGTGGGAAACCAAATATGAAAAGGCTTCTAAAGAACTTACAGAAGTAACCTCAAAAATGGAGGAACTTCAAAACTTCAAGTTAGAAACCGAAAGAGGTAAAGCGGAAGAGGCTGCTAAGGCGGTATTCGATCAGTTCAAGGAACTTGACGGCAATGAAACATTTGAAGAACTGAAAAAGAATTATACAAATTATTCTGCCGAGGAACTTGAAGATAGGTGCTACTCTATTCGAGGACGGCTTGCTTCTGTTCAGCAGTTAACATTTAGCGCAAAACAAACTTCACCGAAGATATTAGTCAACTCCAGTAAGGACGATACCTCTGAGCCTTACGGCGGTATTGTCAGGGATTATGGAGTTGCACAAAACAATTAATTACATAGGAGGATTATATTATGGCACATGGTGTTGTAAGAACTGATAAACTCGCCGGTACTGATAACAGAGCTGGTATTATTTCCGTTCGCTATCAGCCTTCTTCTACAGAGACGGCAATAGACAACGGTAATGTTGTAGAGATCGCTGGTTTAGAGACTGGATCTCGTGAAGTATATGTAGGAAATACACCCACCGCAGAATCTGAACTGAAAAACATTGTCCTTATTGCGTCTCCGGAAGTAATGTATGACGATGCAAAACGTAGCCTTGAAGATTTTTATAATGAGGCTGGAAAGATCGCTCGTGGTTATTACCTTTACACTAATAACATCTTTTCTGTTACGAAGGATGCACTGGACGGCGAAGCGTCGCCAAGCATTGGTGACATCGTTGAACTGAAAGCTGGAACAAAACTAAATGTAGTTAAAAAGACTACAGGTCTTACTGCGGGTTCCACACAGGTAGGGACAATTATTGATATCAACACGGTAGGTAGATTTACCTATTATGCGATTCAAGTAGCATAAGCAAAACGACTAAAGAAAGGAGCTAAAACTAATGGCTATTGATACTAAAATGAACGATATTGTCAAGCTTGCCGTTGATGGTTACAAAGGCAGAGTTGAAAAATATTCTGTTTCCGACTCTCAGGAAGTTCTGAGAAAGGCGCTTATAGATTTAAATAACGGCAGCACAAAACTTAATTATAAAGCTATCAGAGACGGAAAATGCCCGGGTCTTTTCTCCCTTATTGAAACCATCCTTGATCAGACAGTCGTAGATGGTCTGACCGACAGCGATTTCTTTAACGCTCTTGTTGATTACAGAAATGTTGCGGACGGAGACCAGAACTTATTCGTAGTAGACGATAACAATCTTTTCATCGTTGACGATGCAGCGAGTGGAACTCAGGGGGTTCGTAGGCAGAGACTTGGCGGCAGTTCTGTAACTTCTATTCCGACTTCTTATAAGACGGTACGTATATATGAAGAGCTTGATCGAGTACTCTCCGGTCGTGTTGACTTTAACCACCTGATTGATACTGTATCAAGATCGATTAAGCAGAAGACATTACAGGACATCTATACAGTCTGGGGTTCTGCTACGGCTAACGACCTTGGCGGTACTACATACTTCCCTACGGCTGGTTCATATGATGAGGATACTCTTCTTGATTTAATCTCTCATGTAGAGGCGGCTGCTGGTGGTAAGACTGCTACTATTATCGGAACTAAGAAGGCTTGCAGAATGCTCAAGGAGGCTATTCAGTCTGATATTGCAAAGGACGAGCTTCATGAACTTGGCTATTACGGCAAATTCTATGGTACGCCCGTTATTGTTACTCCTCAGCGTCATGTTACCGGCACAAATGAATTTGTTTTTGATGACAATTCTCTCACCATTGTTGCTGGTGACGACAAACCGATCAAATTCGTTTATGAGGGCGATTCCCTTATTTCTATGAGCGATCCTACGGATAACGCAGATCTCACGCAGGAATATTTCTACGCCACGAAATACGGTCTTGGAATCGTTCTTGCAGGCGGCAATGCTGGTATCGGCAGATATCAGACAGCCTGATAAGCACAAACAAACATCATAATAGTTAAAAAATTAAATGCTCGGCGGGACAAACCCCGCCGAGCTGAATGAAAGGAAGGCAATATGGCTACAAACCAAAAAACGAAAGGCTCTGCAAAAAACACCGAGCCAGATAAATCATCAAAACAAACTATTTCTGAAAACTCAACAGAAAGGGTTGCAAAGGATATAGATCTCAGTCAATTCATTCCTGTGTATAACGGGTTTCAGGGCAAATTAGTATATATCAGTCCTCGAACAAAAGAGGTTTTTAAATGGGACTCCTTTGGTGATGTACAGGAAATTGAACTTAGAGAACTCAAAAACGCCAAAAGTGCTTCTAAAGCATTCTTTGTTAACAACTGGTTTATGTTTGACGAAGATGATGCTTGGGTCATTGACTATCTGGGTATGAATAAGTTCTATAAACACGCAATCAGCATTGACCATTTTGATGATATTTTCACCAAAACTCCAAAAGAAATAAGAGAAACTGTCTCTCAGCTTTCTGCTGGCCAAAAGCGCTCTGTTGCTTATAGAGCACGCCAGTTAATTAAGAACAATGAGATTGATTCCATTAAAGCAATATCGGCACTTGAAGAATCATTGGGCGAAGAACTTATTGAGAAATAATTGGTGTAAGAATGAGCGTACCATATGATTTATTTATTGGCGCATTTTTATCTAAGATATCCGATTACAGCTTTTTAGAAGTGCCGACTGTAAATGCAACGCCAATTGTTGATGGGTATTTAAAAAGATCTTTGTCCGCATTTAAAAAAAATTGTAAATACGACTTGATCGGAAACACCAATGACGAAACAAGAGAGTTTGAAATTGATATCCCCGACGAGGATATTGATGAACTCGTCGATATTATTTCCGAGGGTATGGTCGTACAATGGCTGAAACCTTATGTCTATAAGCAGGAGTTGCTGGAGAACATCTTGAACACTAAGGATTTCACAACATACTCCCCTGCTGAACTTTTAATGCGAGTCGGGAACGCATATTCAAAAGCACAGGAAGACTATACACAAATGATTCGTGACTATAGTTATAACCACGGAAATTTGTCGGAGCTACATTTATGATATTTGAAACAAAGAATGGAAGTTCCTTAGATTCTGATTTAATATCCAATTACTTAGATAGTCTTGTGAATCGATTTT